GTGTTTAGATGAGGTGACAGCGTGAGCCCCCGGCTGCAGCTGGTGCAGCTGGTGCACCTGGCCGACGCCGGCCTGGTCCGCGTCGCCTGGTCCGCTGCCTGGTCCGAGTACCAGGTGCGCGCCACCGGCCCAGGTGGCCGCCTGGTGGCCGAGTACTTTACCGACGATAAGGCCGACGCGCTGGGCACGGCCGACCACATGCTGGCCGAGCTGGCCGCAGCTGCCGGGCTGCCCGCCTAGCCTGGCCGCTTTCGCCCGATCCGAGCCCGGCCGCGTGCCGGGCTTTTTTGTGCCTGGTATCGGACCGGTTGCCTATAGAGTCGTTTGTTTGTGCTCACTAACTTGCTGCCCAGGTGGCCGCCTGGGCTTGGCCCGTGGTCCCGGCCGACCGACGCGTGAACCGTGGCCCGCGTATCGTGCGCAGCTGCTGCCGGTTTTTGGTGCGCAGCTGGTGCCGGTGGCCGGCCGAGCTGGTGCCCGGGCCTGGTGCCGGTGGCCGTGTTTGTGTTTGTATTGCCTGGCTGCTGGTGTTTGTGATCCGACATACAAACACCCAGGCCCGCGCTGCCTGGTGCGCAGCTGGTGGCCACCTGGTCGCGCTGCCTGGTGCCTGGTCGCCCAGGTTAGGCCCGCGCGCCCTGGGCCCTGGGCCGTGGCCCGCGTGCCTGGCTGCCCGGTCCGCGTGGCCGGTCGCATGCGGCCCGGCGCGTATGTAAGCACTCACTCACCCCGGGCCCAAAAAAAGGGCCCGGTCGCGGGCTGCGCGGGCTTTAGCCCTTTTTCACACGCTAGGTTTCACGTGAAACAGTTTTGGGCCCCAGCAATAAAGGGCCCCCTTTGTCAACAAAGTCAACTCGTGTCAAAATATTTGCAATTTCAAAACGAAACGGACTTTTTATGATCCCTGAAGAAATAGACGCGGAACGGCTCAAACTTGAATACCGTCTCGCGCAGATTGATACTCAAGACAAAGCGCGTACTCACTTCGTTGACTTCGTGCGCTACGTCTGGCCCAACGCGATCCTTGGTGAACACCACGCGATCATGGCCAAGGCATTCGATCGCATTGCCGCTGGGTCCTTGAAGCGTTTGATCATCAACATGCCGCCTCGGCACACGAAGTCTGAGTTTGCAAGCTATCTGCTTCCTGCCTACCTGATGGGTAGAGACCCGCGAACCAAGGCCATTGAAGCAACGCACAACAGCGAGCTTGCCGTGCGCTTTGGTAGGAAGGTCCGTGATCTGATGGACATGGACACCTACAAGGAAGTCTTTCCTGACGTAAGCCTGAAGCAAGACTCCAAGGCCGCCGGCCGGTGGGACACGAACAAAGGCGGGGAATACTTTGCTGTCGGTGTGGGCGGCGCGATGACTGGTCGTGGCGCGGACGTCTTGATCATTGACGACCCGCATTCGGAGCAGGACGCGATGAGTGACCTTGCCTTGGACAACGCGTGGGAGTGGTACATCTCTGGCCCTCGTACTCGCTTGCAGCCAGGCGGCGCGATTGTGATCGTGATGACGCGCTGGGGCACGAAGGACCTTACAGCCCGCTTACTCAAGGCCCAGAAATCACGGAACGCGGACCAATGGGAGGTCATCGAGTTCCCCGCTATTTTGCCAAGTGGGCGCCCACTTTGGCCGGGCTTCTGGAAAATAGAGGAACTCGAGGGCGTGAGGGCCACTTTGTCTGTGCAAAAGTGGAACGCGATGTACCAACAGCAGCCCACGAACGACGAGGGTGCGATCCTAAAAAGGGAGTGGTGGAAGGTCTGGCCGCATGACGAGCCGCCGGTGGTAAACTACATCATCCAGTCCATGGATACGGCGTACTCGAAGAAGGAGACGGCTGACTACTCTGTCATCACGACCTGGGGCGTGTTCTACCTAAACGAGGACTCGGGGGCGTCCATCATCTTGCTTGACGTCAAGCGTGGACGCTGGGACTTCCCAGAACTCAAACGCATTGCCAAGGAGCAGTACGACCAGTGGCAGCCTGACAACGTGCTGATTGAGGCAAAGGCCACTGGAACGCCGCTGCAGCAGGAACTGCGCCGGATGAGCATTCCCGTGACGATGTATTCACCGGGCGGTCGCAGGACGGGCACGGACAAGGTAGCGCGGGCCAACGCGGTAGCTCCTGTATTTGAGGCTGGCATGGTCTGGGCCCCGGATACGGAATGGGCGGAACTGCTGGTGGAGGAATGCGCGGCGTTTCCCAACGGCGACAACGACGACATGGTGGACAGCACAACAATGGCCATGGACAGATTTAGGCGCGGCAACTTCATCACCTTGGGGACAGACGACGTGGAAGAAAGCGAAGGCAGGGAGCTTGTGCCGGAGTACTATTGACGTTTAAAATGTCTCAACTAATTCCTCGGCCGGGGTGCTATGACAAGAAAATCGAAATACGACATGCCTGCTGTCCAGAACTTTGCGTTTGGTGGCATTGCCAATCCGTCGCAAAGGGCGTTCTTGCGTGGCTCGGATCAATCGTATCTTGACGCACGGCAAAAGGAACTAGACGCATTTGAAGCGCAGCGCCTGGCGTACAACGACCAGCTGACCAAATGGCAGAACGAAGTCTACAACCCGTACAAGGCCCAGGTCGACGCGTACAACACGGCGTCTGAGAAGTACAACACGGAAGTCTACAACCCTTACAAGGCGCAGGTGGACGCGTACAACGCCGCAGCGGAAAAGTACAACACGGAAGTTTATAACCCGTACAAGTCTCAGTTTGACAAGTACAAAGAAGCGGTGGACGCCTATAACGCAGGCGACCGCCTGACAGACTATGCGGGCCCTGCAGAGCCGACACTGGCAAGTCAATTCACAATGACAGCACCCACGCAGCCTGGTGCGTTTGGGATGGCAGCACCAACAACTCCTGAGCAGTTTGCGGGCGTAGCGCCTGTGCTGCCGTTCAAGGAAGAGGAAGTCGTAGCGCGTCAGAAAGAGGCGGCCAGTCGGGCACGTAGTGATGCAGCCAACCGTGCGGTGGCAGTGGATGTTGTAAGCAACCCTGACCAGTTTAATTTTGGATCAATGTCCGTGAGCAATCGCTTCATGGCAAAAGGAGGCGAGGTCATGAAAGACCAGGAAACTGCGCGCTCAATCATCAAGGACTTTGAAAACTACGGCTACACCAAAGACGAGATCATGGCGCTTGCCGACCAGGTGGCAGCTGCTGGTCGCGGTGGTGACGAACTGCTGGCGTATCTGTCGCCTGAATCGGTGAAGTTATTGAAGTCGCAGGGCGGCGCTGGAACCATCAACCCCATCACTGGATTGCCCGAATTTAAAGGCGGCTTTATTGGCAGGATTGTAGAGTCTGTTGTAGAGGCCTTTAATCCAAAACTAAAGACAGCCCCTGCCGGTCCATTGGCTACGCAACTTATTGAAGCAGAAGCACCTCCTCCTCCTCCAGCCCCGACGCCCGCAGCTCCGGCGGGCCCGACATCGGCCGAACTAATGAAGCAGCTGGAGGATTCCAACAATGCTCGCACCGCACTGCAGACTAAGTACGACACCGACCTGTCCACTTTTAAGACCCAGGCGCAGAAGGACCAGGAAGCAGCCGTTGCAAACGCATTGAAACTGGATGCTGACAAGCGCGCTGCCATGATAGCCAAGCCTGTTATAGGAGAGGCGGAAAGACAGACAGTAGCAACGCCCCCAGCGGCAACGCCCCCAGCGGCAACGCCCCCAGCGGCAACGCCCCCAGCGGCAACGTCTACTTTTGTCCCTGGTCCGTTTCAGCACATGGAACCACCGGCTCCAAGAACACAGACAGTAGCAACGCCCCCAGCGGCAACGTCTACTTCTCCCTATGGTCCGTTGCCAGGGCTGGATGTACTGAAACCGCCGCCAGTAACGCCAACCCCTGTAAAGTTGACTCCCAAGGACCGCGTTTCGACGGCTGACTTCATTGGAAACACCATCGGCCCTCGGTCCGTGAGCGGTGGTCCTGCCAGCACTGTCGGCATCAGCGCGCCCAATGTCTCGTTCACTCCTGTTGGTGCAGCAACGCCTATGGCCAAGCTGGACTTGCGCGGACGTATTACGTCGCCCACCAGTGGCCGCACAGGCTTAAGTGGAGGCGGCACGCGGACCACGGCCCAAGGGCCAGACAACTCTTCTGGTGGTGAGATTCCAATCTACCGCACGGCAACGCCTGACTACTCAAGCCGTGGCGTGGGCGCGGTGGGTGCCGTTGGCAACATCCCGATCTACAACCCTGCAGTCTTAAGCGGACCGATGTTTGGCAGCGCAGCTACCAATCCCAGCAGCTACTTTGCCATGACGCCTCAGTCTTCCACGGGCCTTGCCCCAGGGAGCATGGCCATCGGATCACCCGACATGCCCCTCGCGGCAGGTCGCAACACCTTGAATGCGATTGCAGCAAACCCTAACCTGTCTCCTACGATGTTGGGCGGCCAGCAAAACGCGGGCTACATGACCGACCGCCTGGGCAACCGAATTTATGCACCAGGCATGCGCCCGCTGTATGGCTTTGCCAGGGGTGGCGGCGTGGACGTAGGCGCATTGTTAGCGCAGAACACCGAGACCTTGTCAGATGAGAAACCTGAAGAGGTCATCAACACTGACCCTGTTGGCACAGCGCAAAAATACTTGGCTGACCTCAGTGGCGCGGGCAGACCCTCGCCCACACGTCAGGCTGTCAAGCGTGTGAAGACTTCTGCTGGTGGCGGTGCAACGGCTGACAAGGGCATGCAGATGGCGTATGAGGCACTGGCCAAAGGCGACCTGAGCGAGATGAAGGACAGGGCCCCTACGGCTATGAACTCAGAGTCTGCACGTTCGCAGATGGAGGAACTTGCCCGGGTTTACCAGATAAAGCTCAGGGCAGCGCAGAACGCGGCTCGTGGCCTGGCTGCTAACACCTTTGGCGCGCCGACCTTGGAAGGTCCAACACTGACCAAGGGCCGGCTGACCAAGAAGCGCTTTGCAGAAGGTGGTCCTGTTGAAGGCGAGTTGTCGCAGTAAGAGATTGATGCGGCAAGCAAGCCTGCGTTCGTGACCCCCAAGTCTGGCAAAGGCCGCAAGGAAGGCCCAATCAGTCAGCAACTCAAGTCTGGCGAGGCATATACCAACATGGCCAAGGGCGTGACAGAGTTGCCCTATGACATTGCAGGTGCGCCTGTGGATTTGGCGACGATGCTGATGCGTCCGTTTGGCTACAGCACAGAGAAGCCTGTGATGGGCAGCGATTTCATCAAGGAAAAGATGACCAAGCTGGGTGTGCGCCCAGAGCCTCCTGCTGATCCCACAGCCAAGGGTTTCTACACCGCCGGGGAGCTGTTGTCTAACTTGACCAATCCTGCTGGCGTCACGCGCGCTGTTGTCAAAGGAGCACAGAAGACAGGCGAGGCAGCCACTGCCGTGGCCAAGGACTTCCAAGACTACAACCGCCAGCTGACTGTGCCAGGCGCGTCGTATGCGGTGCGCCCAATAGGCAGCACTGTAATGAGTGGCCCAGTAGGATTTAACCAGGGTGTCAGTAACATTGACGAACTGTTAAGCAAAGGGGTGAGCAATGCTCGCTCAGTGGCCGGGCAGGACGCGGACATGGCAGATCGCATCAAATCGTTTTGGGACACCAAGGCACGCAACTATTTCACCCGTCAATTTGGTACTCCTGATGATCCCGTCATGGACGCTATCATTAAAAAGCGCATTAAAAGCATTGGTCTGGAGGGGATGTTTCCAGAGTACATGATTGACCAAATTGCTGTTGGAAAGACACGTATCAACGACCAGGGCCAAGAGCGCTTTTTTGCAAAATACCCACGAGCCATGGAAGATTTTGCTGCTAAGTATGACCCTGCAACGGGGCTCAAGGGCAACGTGATTTCAACTGACGCTGCAATGAGCAGCCCGAAATACGAATATCTTCTTAGCGATCAGGGGCAAGCATTGGGCAGGGCTGCCGCTGCGGCGGAGGCCGATCGCATGAGCATGCAGGGCCTGCGTCCTGAGCTTATCAACACCCGTGTAGGAGTGGTTGCCCGTTCGGGGACAAACCCGGAGCGGATTATTGGAGACGGCACGAAGTCTGCAGATGCCCTGCTCCAGGCCTTTGAAGAGGCGCAGGCTTACAAGAAACTTAGTCCCGAGCAGCAGGTTGAATGGGCCAATGAGCAGTTTGGCATGGGCCGAAATTTAGGATTTATGGACCAAGCAAACGTAGGCAAAAACATTCTTCCGGACAACATCGTAACGGCCATTGAAAAAGGTGAGCCAGTTTACGATGTGGGCATTATGGCCAAACCGCTTGAGGACCTTTTTAAACCCTCTTCAATCAACGCTTTCTTAGCCACCGTTCCTGCCCGTGAAATGAAAAACATGAGGTTTGAAGATGCAGTGGCGGGCGCAGTCAAGATGAACGAGCTGGCTACTCAACGTCAAGTAATGATTGACCGCATTAGGGCGGGCAAGCCGGTGCCCGACAAAGTGTTTTCCGATGGCGTAAGCAAACCGCTTTTGCAGTTTGGAGAAGATTCAGGCCTTGACGGATTTGCCTGGAAGCGCATTGAAAAACGCGAGGCGACTGTGCCAGAAGGCGCATATGTAGGACACTCCGTAGGCGGGTATGAAACAGGTGGCATCGGGTATACGACGGAAAAACGAAATGGGTTTAACACGGGCCAATGGCAGGTATATACTCTACGTGACAACCGTAATAGACCTGTCAACACAGTCGAGGTAAAGATGCTGGACGAAGTGACACCTGTTGTCACACAGATTAAGGGCAATGGCCGTGCAACAGGGAATGTTCCTGCTGAAAAATATGACGGGGCTGTGCTGAGGTTTTTACAGACGTATCTTAAGCCGGCAGCAATTGAGGAAAAAGATGAGCTTTTGACACCTTTGTTGCAGAACTACAAAGCAGAGCTTGGCTCGTCGCCCAGATACCGATAAGGAACACACATGGCAATCGAAAAAGCAATGAGCCAACTGCCGTCACTTGAGGTAGTGATAGGTGGCGGGGGCATACCAAAACCTCAAACAGACATTGAAATCATCATTGAAGATGATGGAGGTGCAACGGTTGAGATGGGTGAAAAGGATGCCGAGGAAGTCGACTTCTACGCTAACTTAGCCGAAGTCATTGAGCCGGACATCTTGGCTTCAATTGGCATTGAAGTGTCCTCTTTGTTTGAAGCCGATAAGGGTTCTCGCTCTGATTGGGAGCAGATGTACGCCAAGGGCCTGGACTTGTTGGGCTTCCGCATGGAAGAGCGCACCAAACCCTTCCGTGGAGCTTCTGGTGCGACCCACCCAATGCTGACCGAGGCCATCATTCAGTTCCAGGCACAGGCTTTTAAGGAGCTGATGCCTGCTGGCGGACCTGTTCGCTCGCAGATCATGGGCAAAGAGACGGTGGAAAAGTTCCAACAGGCTGGCCGTGTGCAGGATTTTATGAACTACCAGATCACCACGGTGATGGAAGAGTACACACCGGAGTTTGATCAGCAGCTTTTCTACACTGGCTATGGTGGTTCGACCTTCAAAAAGGTCTACTACGACTACCAACTGGGCCGCATGGTGTCCAAACTGTGTTTGGCAGACGATGTTTACATCCCGTACAACGGCTCAAGCGTCGTGTCCCAGTGCCCACGCCTGACTCACCGCATTGCAATGGACTCAAACGAGTACCGCAAGCGTGCTTTGGCAGGTGAGTACCTCGATATTTTCTTGGATACCTACGCTTCTCCTGCTGATGCAAGCCAAATTCAGGAAGCAGTCGACAAAATCACTGGTATTCAGCCTACTGACGACGTCGGCGAAGTATTTTTGCTTGAGCAACTGGTTGATTTGGACCTCAAAGGCTTTGAGGACATGGACGAAGACGGTGAAATGACCGGAATCAAGCGTCCATACGTAGTTACCCTGGCTGAAGACACCCTCAAAGTCGTTGGAATCCGTCGCAACTGGAAAGAAAACGACGAAAAATGCACGCGTCGCAACTATTTTGTGCACTACGTGCTGGTCGAGGGCCCTGGTGCCTACGGTTTGGGCTTTGTGCACCTTATCGGAGGCCTTGGTAAGGCCGCTACGAGCGCTTTGCGCCAGCTGATTGACGCGGGCACGCTTGCTAACCTGCCTGCGGGCTTCAAAGCCAAGGGCGCGCGCATCGCGGACGACTCCGATCCGATCCAACCTGGTGAATGGCGCGACATTGACGCTGGTGGGGCAGAACTTGCATCATCTTTAATGCCGTTGCCGTACAAAGAGCCTAGCCAAGTGCTGTTTGCGCTGATGGGATTTCTTGTGGACGCCGGCAAACGCCTCTCCAGCACCGCCGACATGCAAGTTGGCGACGGTAACCAGTATGCACAGGTCGGAACGACCCTGGCGCTGCTGGAACGCGGCTCTATGGTCATGTCCAGCATCCACAAGCGTCTGCACTATGCGCAGACGCTTGAGTTTCGCTTGCTGTTCGAGGGCTTTGGCCAGTACATGCCTGACGAGTACCCCTACGACGTCCCAGGCGCGAGCCGCAGGATCAAGAAAAAGGACTTTGACAGCATGGTGTCGGTCCAGCCCGTGGCGGACCCCAACATCTTCAGTTCTGCACAGCGTATTCAGCTTGCACAGATGCAATTGCAGCTGGCCCAGAGTGCCCCGAACATGCACAACATGTACGAGGCCTATTACCGCATGTATGCAGCTCTGAATATCCGTGACATCGACGGTGTGCTGCTGCCGCAGAACACCAATATGCCTCGCGACCCTGCGTCCGAGAACAGCGACGTGCTTAATGGCATGAAGCTCAAGGCCTTTGCAGGGCAGCAGCACGATGCGCACATTGCAACGCACCTGATGATGGGCATGTCTCCTATTCTGCAGGCCAATCCGATGTCTGCGGCCGAGCTGCAAAAGCACATCTTGGACCACATCCGATTGCGCGCGGAGGAAGATGTGGAAGCCGAGCTGTTCAAGCAGTACGGCACTGATCCAGACCGCTTGGTCTCTGCAATTCAGAAGGAAGGCATGGTCGCCATCAACATTGCCATGGGCATGAAAGAAGTGCGCGACATGCAGGACAAGTTTGCTGGTGGCGAAGGCCCTGATCCCTTGGTGCAGATTAAGGAGAAGGAAATTGCCCAGCGTGCGCAGGCTGACCAGGCCCGCATCGGCATCGACCAGCAGCGTTTGGCTTTGGACCAGCAGAAGGCCCAGCAGACCAACCAGATCAACATGCAAAAATTGCAGTTGCAGCAGCAAAAGACCAATCAGTTACAACAACCAGGAGGCCAATATGCCGCTTAAGAAAGGTTCTAGCAAGAAAACAATCAGCTCCAACATTGGAGAGATTGTTCGCGACTACAAAAAGGACGGCATGATCGGTACTAGCAAGCCAAAGAACAAAGCTGCCGCCGTGAAACAGGCCGTCGCCGTTGCATACAGCAAGGCAGGTAAAACTAAAATGGCCAAGGGCGGCGACGTCAAAACTCCAAAGGGAGTTCAAGGCCCCTTCATGGTAGTAAAAAAGAAGGACGGTAACCGTCCAGTTAAGATATACTAATTCGTAAGTAAGTGCTAACAGACGGAGCCTTGTACCGTCTGCTTTTCATGGAAACCACCATGCTTGAATTTGCAGAAGCAGTTCTGAAGGAAATCAGGAAACTCCAGGATCAATCCAAACAGATTGTCCTGAACGGAACCATCACAGACATGGAGCGGTATCGCTTCATGATGGGTCGCCTTGAGGGTTTGAGAATGGTTGAAGACTCCGTGAAAGACTTGCTTAAAAAGGTCACGGACGATACAGACGATTTTCTCAAGTGAAAGGAAGACCATGGAAGCCGAAGCAGTGATACCTGAAATTAACATGACAGCCTTGGAGCGCAAGTGTGCCGAGGAGGCAGCCAACAAGCCGCCTGCCCTTGAAGATGCCTACACTGAGCTTGGGTTTGACCCCGAGAAACTTGACCAAGCCGTCATCGACACCATCCCCAAGCCTACTGGGTGGCGCATTGCCATCCTGCCCTACCGTGGCGCGGAAAAGACCAAAAGCGGTATCGTCCTGCCCGAAGAAACGCAGCGCAAGACTCAGCTTGGCACAGTGTGCGGCTACGTCTTAAAGGTAGGGTCCTTAGCCTACGCCGATCAATCCAAATTCCCCACTGGTGCCTGGTGCAAAGAGGGTGATTGGATTATTTTTGGCCGCTATGCTGGCGCACGCATACCAATTGACGGGGGTGAGATTCGTCTCATTAACGACGATGAGGTACTTGGAGTGGTGAACAGTCCCGAAGACATTCTGCACATGTAAAGGAGCAATGGTATGAATGAAGAGCTGCAATTTAAGATAGGTGAGGATGAAAATCCTGCCACCGTCGCAATCGGGGAGGACGGCGCTGCTGAAGTGTTGGATAAGCCCCAAGCGCCTCAGGTCGAGACTACCTTGCAACCGTCCAACGAAGGTGGCGAGCTTGACCAGTACAGCGAAGGCGTCAAAAAACGCATTGACAAGCTGACCGCGCGTCTGCGCGAGACCCAGCGCCGTGAGCAGGCAGCCTTGGAGTACGCCAAAAACGTCCAAGCCCGTGCTACGCAGCTCGAGCAACAGTTCATGACTGTGGACAGCGAGCGCCTGGGCGAGGCCAATGGC